TAAGGATATATTCGACCATACTTGTTATACAACTCTTTTATTTCATCATCCGATAATTTGCGCCTGATTCTCATTTCTATTTCGTAATCGTCAGAAAGATTTTCAATAACCTTTCTAAGCTGACCTACTGTTTTGATTTTATCTATTGCCATAATCTTTTTAATTAAAAGCCCCGAAGCGTATTCTCCGGGGCACAACTATTATTTATACCCGTGCCATTGATGTGTGGCTCACATTATTCCATCGGGCACACTATCTGCATGCGCATTACAGAAATATCCATTTGCAACTGAATACTTTCATGTTCTCTTTCCAACATAGTTTTGTGGAAATGGATGGATTTGAACCACCGCTTGTGGTGCTCTCCCATTAAGCTAAGAATCAACTTGAGAGAATCGAACTCTCAACCTTCCACCACACACGGCGCTCTATCCACTGAGCTACATTCCCTTGTTTGCCCATCATATCTTCACAGACCGGACGGACAGGTTAACAAAGTTATTTCGTCTCAACGTAAGCCATTGAAAACTCTTGAGGAATGAATCGACCGACAGGGATAGGTTTAGCAGATTCAACCATAGCGTGAATTTCCTCTTTGTCATATTCGCGTCCGGCTATTCTTGCTTCTTCCTCTCTTTTATCTTGCTCTTTTTTCAAGTAGTCTGTAATCAGCATCATAGCTCTATCAACGTTGAAGGTGTGGACTACAAACGTATAAGTTGACTCTCTGCCGCCATTTCCAAAAACGATTCTTGATTCAATCTGGTAGAACTTCTTTTCATCCGGCTTTTCATCTTCTTCATTGTCACCTTCTACGCTCAATTCGCTTTCTTCCCAATCGAGTGGCAAAGTATCAAGTTTGCGTTCTTTCAATGTGTCGGTAAGAATAATGCAAGAATCAAACTCTTTCACCATCACAATGGTAAAGCCGAATGAGTAATTAAGTTCTATGTAGTCTTTGAGGATAAGTAAGGCAGAATCAAGCGTACTTGCATAGAATAGAAACTTATGCTTTTTATCTTTGATTTCTGCTTGGGCAATATACGGATGAAGGTAGGTGCTTGGCTGTTCTTGAGCGATACGCTTTTGGTTACTTACTTCGACTTCTATAATACCGTCAGCTTCCATGCTAAAACGAATCTGCGCCAATCGGTCTTGGTCGATTAAATCGCCGCGCTCAAAAAGAATTTCGTTACGTTCTATACTAACTGTCTCTCCGGTGTCTTCATCTACAAAATCTTCTATCCATGTTTTCAGGACACGTTTTGCAAGATACATATTGAGCATCTTGCGAGGGTCGGATGTTACATACCGTTCCTCGGTTTTTCTTGTTTCTATCATATTACTTGTACTTCTTAATTGTGGATAAGATATCATCTATTGGCAGAGCTAAAGCCGTTTTTCCTTCTTCTTCATACTCTGCCATGAACTCGTATGCATCCGGGAAGTTCTCTTTAACCCGCTTGAAGGTTCGGAGAGACAGAAGCGCAGACACAACCGAATTAAACATCTTGTCTTTTTCGTTCTTCGCTTTCTCTATCTTCATTCTTAGCTTTTCTATCTGCTCAATAGTAGAAGCATCTGAACTGACATGAGGATACCAATTTGTAGGAGCAGGGAAATAAGAAGTATCATCAATCCTTACTTCATGGGAGCCATCATGTAGGGTAACGCAATGAGCTGTTTGAAAATACTTTTTATACCTGCTATAGCAATCGGCTATTTCCTTTGGAATCGACTTGCTAATAGCTTCATCAGCAATACTAACTCTTTCTTTTATAAGAGCGTTTATCTTCTCTGTAATCGGAAGCACCATCTTTGTAGCAACTTCTTCCGCTAATGCTTTTGTAATGTTCATAATTAAATAAATTCTTTATTACGTTCTATTTCTTGCTGGGCGTATATCAACATCTGTTGCTCATTGGCAGCAGGTAGGTATATGCTTGCGACTGATATACTCCAATTTCTAAAGCGGTCAATAGAGAGTGTCATTTCACCTGTTGATAGTTCAGCAGAACTACGCAGGTAGGTTACTTCCTTTCCAACCTTATTGACTGTCTTTCGTTCAAATAAATCACGGTTGCAAGTCCTCTTGTAGAAGTCTACTTTGGCTTCATCAAGGCTGCAACCGTATTCACTACCGAAATACCCTAAAAGTAAGTGTAAATAGCTATTCTGAGCCAGTGTACGATTAGGTAGCTTCTTCTTCACCTCGACTACCGCACGCTCGGAAAATAGCTTATTTACATACTCCTTGAATTTTGGTATGTCGTATTCGTTTTTAAGATTGAACAACATCTAACCCAAAGATTTTCTGATCGGTGATTAACTCTCTGTTTTCTTCCAGAAACCGGATAAACTCTTCACAATGATTAGTGAGAATCGGTATATCACGTTCTGGATTAAACACATAGGTTTCAGTATAACTGCCTACTGGGTAACCGACTTTATTGAACTCTACAATATTGTACTCAAATGTTCGTATGTCGTTACCGTTTTGCATTAAAGCGTAGGGGTAAACAAGGTGCTGAAAGTGATTTTTGAACTTTCCAACACTGTAACTACCTGTAGTCTTTATGTCGTGGACGGTGGTAGGCATCAGTTCGTCAATCAGACCATAAACCAATACGTTACCGAATGCAGTAGGTAGGATTGCTTCTACTCTTTGTTGAGTCAATGCACCTTTGAAGTAGTTGGCAAACTCAGTACATAGCGATACAGGGAAAGTAAATGTGCGGTTGTTATAGATAGCACGATACCACATATTGCTATTATCGTCTGTTACACGTTCTACCTCTATGTCTTTAGGTTTCCGGTTCTCTATGAGAGCATCTACCAGTTCATTAAAGCAAGTGCCTTTGTCTGCTGCTTCGCTATCGAACGGCTTGCGGTTGATCCGGTCTATCAGTTCATGAAACTGCAACTCGTGAAATTCTTCAGGGGTATGGGGAGGATTTTCACTCCATCCCCAGTACTTTTCCCAAACAATATCACTATTCAAATACCCCAAAAAAGAATCAAGGACAGTGGCATAGAAACGATACTTAGGCTGCTGGTTCATACTTCTTATCAGCGTTAAGTTTCAGATTAAGAGCCTTTGCCTTACTGTTTATGAGTTGAGCTGCCATAGCCTTAGAACTACCTACGTGATCGAAGCTGTCAATCTGGGCAATAAAGTTGTTTGCGGATTCAGCATCAGTAATAAGCTCTATCTGCTCTTTGATCTCTTCAATTACCTTTTCGTACTTCTCGGTTTCAGCTTTCTTTGCTGCCAACATAGTAAGATAAGGATTAATAACCCGTGAAGCTATGTAATCATTCTTTGCTATTGGTTTACCGCTCGCATCTATGATGGTAGGTACTTCCATAACAGAGGGAAGGTTACAAGTATTCTTACCATCATTTCTACTTGTCGGATCGAAAGTAATAGTACGTCTTTGGCGCCCATTCTCACTTTTCATCTCAAGATAGCCAAGCAAATCAAGCTCAGTAACAATTGAATTGTAAGACTTTTCACGCAAAGCAGGGATAAATACTGTATCATCACCCTCTTTGCGAGTATCACGGTGAGCGACAAAAATCACATTTTTATTGAGCGAAGAGAGAGTTCTTGTCATCCAAGAAAATTCAGCGTTGATACCTCCCCAATCTCTAATACTTGGCTGACGTGTACCACATTTATAAGTAATAATAAAGTCCATCATTTTACCGATGGTATCTATAACAATTGTCTGATAGCCGGATAAATCTTCTTGCAACACTTGTTGTACATCATTCCAAGAAGTTATCTGAACTGTGTCAATACCATCTAAATGTGCCATATTTACACGCTTTACACCGTTGTCGAAGTCCAACAATAAGGGCTTTGGCGCACTGAGGGCGACTGTTGTTTTACCCATACCTGCTTGACCGTACAACATCATCTTGATTGTCGTAGGTATTACTAATTCGTTTGCTTTCTTAATCAAGCTCATAATCGTTATTATTAAAAGGGTTAATAAATTATTTATATTCACTAATAATCTCTCTGACTTCAGCATTTGCCAAAGGAGAGAGATTCTTTGTCACATTACACTTTAAGGCTGCCGCTTCAAGCTCAAGTACAGATAGACGGCATTTTGAATTATTACCCTTTCCATAGTCTTTGTTTCTTTTCACTACACCAGCCTTAATCCATTCTTTGACCACTACTTCTCCGTACTTTCGTCCAGCTTCTCTTAGGGAGATGTATTTCGGTTCTTCGCCAAGTTCTATGCTTTTTTTCTTTTCTCCAATTTTAGAGACTCCATCTATAAGACGATCCAATACCTCACTTTGAATTGCGTATATCATGTTTCTAACCTCCTTATTCTTTCAATTTGTTCAACTCTTGATCTTCTAGATCTTCTCATATCACCCTGTTCGTGGTAAAGTGATAGAGAGAACACACATAGCAAACAGCAGGCAACCACCGCCCGACCAATCGGTGAAAAATCCATCGTGAACTTCGTACCGGCTATTCGTTCGTAAAGCATTGTAGCCAGTTCCCTGCCGTTTCTCACATGAAGGATGGTAAAAGCCATTTGCAGTTGATTATTTATTGTGCTAATTGCC